GACCACCGGAGGATAAGATTGAGGTAAAGGCATCTTGATTATAAGTACAGTCAGTCTTAATTTTCCTTAAGCGACCCATAAGATGGTCGTGTAAGGGTTTAAGAGCTGTCTGTGACCAATAATCGAAGATGGCTATTACTCTCGTCTTACCTTCCTTGTCACCGAAGAAACTCAGTTTCCTTGGGTGTTTAGGGACACCCGTATACTGAGCCTGTCAGATTTCCATAAAGCTAAGACGGCCAAGCGGAGTAGGCATATGACACTTCTTTATAAATGATCCTAGCAGGTCTCCTCCTATAGTTATTATATTATCTATAGTCTTTTGAGGTAGGCTGGCAAGATCTTTAGGAGAAGTCGCCATCGCCGGTCCGTTGGGTCCTTTCTTTGTAGAAAAATGAAAGTCTCTGAATACAGGGTCTGCTTTGGACAACCTAAGTCTATTCATAATATTTCTAAAATCTTCTGATGAAATATTAGGCATGGTTCCCTTTCAGGGATCAGTTATTGTTTTAGTGTCTAGCACTGGTTTAAGCCTAAAGGCCCTACCGATGCTAAGGAGAGTCATAATAACTCTCAAGAACTTTACTTCCTCCTCTAGTGAAGTAGAATTCTTTCACTTAACAAATAACTTGAATATCTCTGTTGGGACTCCATGGATTAGACTTACGCCATCCATGCAGGAGAAAGGTTGATCACAGAGGTACTTAGTGAAACACAACCTAACTATTTTATAGTAGGCTAGTGTATCTGCTAAGCCTCGAGATTTAATCCTTCCTTCCCAGACTTCCAAGTACTCCACAATATGAGATTTAGTACTTTCATCTAAATCCAAATAATGGGTTAATAATAACGGTACTAACAACCGGACTTTAGAAATCTTCTTATTTAGAATTTTCATGGCAGTCTAATTTTTATTATTGTAGATAACTTTGCCTTCGAACAAGTCCTTAACTGTGTTAAGGGGTGCCAACCCGTAACCTAGCTATAAAGTTTTTGTAAACTCTATGACTCAGTGACCTGGATCCGGTAATCTCTCTTGGCCGATAAGTACTAAGACCAACTATATAGGGTTTAGGGTATAAAGGGTTGATAACACTTACTAAATTTTACACATCTGTGTTAGTTTAGCAGAGGTTATTCCCTTATATCTATACCTGTATACAATTAATCTTACGAACCTCGGCTAAGGATAAGACCAAAGCTATCCCTCCTGTTAGTCGTTAGCCCAATGGTAGAGAGGAACACCATTTAGTCTAATTATCAGCAGTAGGCTTTCGATACCGCTGTCTCCCAGATTAATGATC